AAAAGAAGAATTAGATAGACAAAAACAACAACAACAAATAGATATAAATTTAAGAGATCAAGAATTAGAACAAATTAAAGAAAAAAAAAGACAAGAAAATGAAAATATAATAAATAATTTGATAGATAAATATAATATATTAGTTAAAAAATATAATAATTTAAGTAACAGAACAAACAATAAAGAAGAAGAAAATAAAATATTATTTAAAGATAATGATAATGTTACAACATTAAGTAGAAAATATAATATTTCAATAAATAGTTTAACAACAGAAATAAATGGTTTAGAAATATTAAATCAATCAGGTGGTTCATATACTAATAAAGAAATAGAAGATATATTTAATAGTATAATAAGTGATGAAAATTTAGCTAAATATATAAAAAAAGATATAACTATAGAAGAATTTACAGAAATATTAAGACAAATACCATTATATGAAGATATAGATACCATTATAAAAACATTTGGAACAAAATCTAAAGAATATAAAAAAAAAATTCAAGAATATGAAGAAAAAATAAAATTATTAGAAACAACAAATAAAAATAATAATGATAAAAATATATTAGAATTAAATATAAAAATAAATGATTGTGATAATAAAATAAAACAATTAGATTTATTTAAAAATGAATTAGATAAAAAATTACAATTAAAAGAAACACAATTTATTGAAACTCAAAATAAATTAAGAGATAAAGAAACAGAATTTAATAATATTAAATCAGAATTAAATGATAAAATAAATAAATTAAATGATAAAATAAATAAATTAAATGATATTAAAACTAAATCTTGTTCAAATAATGATAAAAAAGATGATAAAGATAATAAAGATAATAATAAAGATGATAAAGATAATAAAGATAATAATAAAGATGATAAAGATAATAAAGATAATAATAAAGATGATAAAGAAGAGAATGATGATATATTTGATAATAACATAAATAACAATATAGACATAAAGGAGGATTTTAAAAATAGGATAATATTATTAAATGATATAAATAATTTATTTAAGAGTGATTTAATATTAAAAGTATTAACAATAATATCATTTGATGAATTCAATAATTTATCACTAAATATATCAAATAAAAATTATACAGATATTATAAATATTAAAAATAGAATATTAGATAATATTTTTATTGAATATGATGATAATATTAAATATATATTTAATTTATTTAAAATTTATGACAGTTATGATGATAGAAAAATAGAAAAATATTTATATAGAGATACAAAAATATATAATAAAGATAATAAAAGATATATATTATTATTTAAATTAATAGAGATTATATATAATATAATATCAACAAAAGATATAGCAAGTTTAAATAATTATTATGGAAGTGATGAACAACAAAAAAGATTCAATGACATAATAAAAAATATTAAAAATAAATTTAATATATTATCAAATAATTATGATTATTTGTATTTAAATTATACAAGTATAGATACTATATATGATAAAATTATTAAAGATAATAAGAAGATTATAACAATAATAAAAAATCGTCAAGATACAACATTTATGAATCCAAGATATAATTTTAGTACAAAAGATAATTATTTATTATTAAAATATCATAATACAGATTTACAATATGATCAAAATAAAAATTTAGTAGAAAAAATAGACCAAAAATTTAATAAAAAATCAGTAAATATAGATTATGAATATTATTATTTTGGTAAATTTGATAAACATTTTAGTAAAGATATAACAAATAAAAAAATGGCTGAAGATTCCAAAGATTTAATATTTGATAAATTAATTAAAAAAAAAGAAGATGTATGTATAATAGGATATGGTCAATCTGGTAGTGGTAAAACAAGTTCATTAATATATTTACAATATATGAAAAATAATATATTAGAGTCACAAGATGGAATATTAATAGAATTATGTAAAACAAAAGAATTTATAAATGAATATAGTAAAATAAAATTAATAATACAAAATATATATATAGATTTAGATAAAAAACCAGTACCAGAAAAAATATTTGATATAAAAGATAATTATTATAAACAAAAATTATTAACAAATGATTCTAATGATTATATTTTTGAATATATAAATAATGAATGGATAAATAATAATAATAAAAATTTAGGAGCTGTTATTAATCAAAAATTTACTGAAAGAGAAATTGATCCAACTCCTAATAATCCTGAAAGTTCTCGTAGTCATATTGTTTTATGTTTAGAATTAGAATATAAAAATAAACAAAATAATAATAATGAAAGTCGTAAATTAATTGTTTGTGATTTAGCTGGTGTTGAAAATAGATTTAATTGTGAAAATTCTTTAGAAATATATAAATTTGATGATAAATATATAGAAAATTATAAAAAATATAAAGATCCAAAAACTTTTAATAAATATCAAAAAGAATATATTGATGATATATTTATTTATTTTAATAAAATAAATAATACATTAAAAACATTAAATATAAATAGTTTTAATAATAATATTATTTATAATTATTTTAATAATTATGATGAAAGTATTAGAGAAGAAATATATCCTCAATCTTATAATTATGAAAAAATTAAATTAAAAATAGATAAAGAAAAAAATCTAATAGATTCAATTGTAAATACTAATGGATTAGAAAAATTTAATGGTGAATATAAAATATTTATAAAAACATATGAAAAAATTATAATAAATAATATTAATGAAAAAAACAATTATAATAATAGTTTTAAAAATGCAAATAATTTAACAACATATTCATTTATTGGTAATAAAACTAAAAAAACAGTAATAGATAATTATGAAGAACTAAAAGATAATTGTCAATATATAGCAGGAAATAATGGTATTTATACATATAAATGTGATATTAAGTTTCATAATAAATTTGGTATATTTTTCACTACAAATACGGAAGAAATAGAAAATGAAAATAATAAAAGATTAAATAATTTTAAAAATGTTTATAGAACATTATTAAATCTATTATTCAAATTAAACCCTATTATTTTTAATAATCAAGAACCAAATGGTTTAATTAGTGAAGATACATTTAATAATATTAAAAAATATATATATGGTAATGAATTTTTTTCATTATTACAAACAAATTTATATAATTTAGTTATATGGACTAGAAAAAAATTTAGATATGATGTTTTTGTTAAAGAATGTTATATTAGAAGAAAAGAGGGTTATATGATTAATAAATCATTATATGATTTAAAATTAGATGTTGCTTTATTATTAAAAAAATCATTACAAAGAATAGATAAACCAATGCCAATATTTTATGATAATAATATATTTCCATTCTGTAGAAATAATAATTTAGAAGATAATGATAATTTAGAAAAATTTTATGATATGGATAGTGATAAAACTCTTAGTGGTGTTATTATTAAAACTATGAATAATGATATGAAAGTTAAAACTGATAAATTAAATTTTGTATTATTTACAGTTTATAATACAACACATAATGGTTTAGTAAATAATCCACCAAATCCACCTTATATTAATATTAATGATTTATATTATAATACGAGAATAAAAAAAGATACATCATTAATACGTAAATCATTAACTAATATATTAGACACTATTAATAAATATTTTTTTTATAATGATTTTAAATCTAATCAAATTTATATTACTTGTGATAAAATTAAAGATAAAGATGATAGTACTATTAATAATAATATTAAATCTATTAATGATTTAATAGATTTTATTTCAGTTAATAATGCTTCAACATTAATTGGAAGTTTAGAAACTACTGATATGTTACAAAATATTATTTATGACAAATATGTATGTTCTAATATACCAAATAATATTAATACATATTTAAATATCAATGATAAATTAAAAACAAATACTAAAATTAAATTTAAATTAAAACAGAGTATTAATTCTACATCTATTAATAATCAAATTGATTTTAGTAATATTGATGATTATAATAAAACTATCTTATAATTTTGTACATTTATTATATTAAATATATTATATAATATATTTAATATATTTTTCTAATCTTGTTTATTATTTATTTTTAACAAAAATACTATATATTCTGCTTTATCTATTAATCTCTTTATTATCACTCTTTTTATATTTTTATCTATATCATTATTCATCTCTAATTCTATTTTATTGAAAATTTTATTTAATAATAATTTATATTTTCTTATTTTTTTCTCATTTCTTTTATTATCTATATTATTATTTGTTTTTTCTTGTTTATCTATCTTATTAATATTATTATTATTAATATTATTATTTATATTACTATTTAAAATATGATTATATAATTTTAATAATATTATTATATATTCACATCTATCAATATAATATTTTTGTTTTTTTATTATTATTTTTTTATCATTTTTATTAATATTATTATCATTTATTTTTTTATTATTATCATCTAATCTATTTATTATTTTATCTAATTTAGATTTATTATTATCAATAATTGTAATAATACTATCTCTATATAACATTTTAATATATTATCATATTATATTTTTTTTAATATATTTATTATATTTTTTTTAATTATTATTTCTCTTAATTTTTTTTTAATATTTATATCTATATTATACCAATTACTTATATGATATAATTGATTTATTATATTATTTATATGTCTTTGATTTATCTCATTATTTAAATTTTTTATATCTAATATATTTTTTATATCTAATATTTCTATATTTATCAATTTTTTATAATTAATACATAATATATAATAATCATTATTATATATATATTGTTTTGGTCTATATATTAGTATTTTTTCAAATTGATTTAATAAAATATTATATATCTTATTAATTTCTTCATTATTATTCTTTATATATTTTATTATACATATACCATTCTCTCTTAAATTATATATTATAAATTTCAAATCTCTTATTATATTTTTATTCTCTTCTATCATATTTATTATCATTATATCTATTTTTCTACATAAATAATTATATAATTTTATATTGTCATTATCATTATTATAATATTTATATTTCATATATTTTACATCTTTATTATATTTAAATATATTATATCTTATACAATTATCTATTATATCTATATTATCACCCAAATAAAATATATTTATATGTTTATTATCTAATATTCTCAAATATTTTATTATATTATTATAATCTAACCATAATTTATTAATATTAATATTCATCTTATTATTAATTATTTTATATACATTTTGATCAATATTATTATAATATTTTCTTATATTTTCATTTACTATTATAAATTTATCATTCATATAAATTTTATCTATATGATAATTATATATAGATTTGTCTAAATATTTTAATTTTTTCATATCATATAATTCATCTTTATTTGATATATATAATAATCTTATAGATTTATATAATAATTGATAATCAATAGAAAAACTATTAAAAAAATAACATGATAATATTTGCGATAAAAAAATATTTTTATAATATAGACTTGTAATCAAATTAATATTTTTACAATTATATCTTAGATATGTTATATTATTTATACTATAATAATAATTATATATCAAATTTATATAATATTCTTCTATTTTTCTTTTAAAATCTTTATATTTATAATTTGATGTTTTATTTATCTTATATTTAAATATTATAATTAAATTAAATCTATTATTAGATATTTCTTTATTATGTGGTGTTAATATTGTTAAATCTCTAAAATATATTGATATCAAATATAATATATATATTGATTTATTAGTTAATATAGTTTGATTTAAATATAATATTAGATGACCATTTAATCTTATATTATATATCAAATTATAATAATAATTTAATTTATTAAATAAATTATTTTCATGATAAATATGATTATTAATATCAAAATTATTATAAAGATGAATAATAATATAATCATAGAATGTTAATGGAATATTTTTGTGGATTATTATATTAGAATTATAAAATTTGATAGAATTATATAAATAGTCATAATTAGATATACATAA